ACAACGGGTTGGTTTTGGATATCGACCCGCGCAAAGTAAGTCGGGCTGGTCTGACACAGGCCAGACCAGACGGTACGGTTTTGCCGCCGACCAATGTAGAGGACTGATTATGGCAGATAAAAAACGCAAGGCCGCGTTGCCGATGCAACTGCGTGAGGCAACGGTTGTGCCTGTGTTGGATGACAAGGGCGACGCGGTTGATAGCACCGTTGAAATGGTGTTCACAACCGGTGCTGCGGTACGACGGTATGACTGGTGGGAGGATGAAGTTTTTGAAGAAGTCCTGTCGCTGGAACCTGGGCATGTGCGGCTTGATCGGCTGAATAGCGGGGCTGTGCCGTTGTTGCGCGATCATCGCAACAGTGTGGACAGCATCGCTGGCGCCATTGTTTCGGGGGAAATTCGGGACGGTAAAGGCGTTGCCGTTACGCAATTTGACCGGGGCGATGACATTGCCGAGCGGATTTGGCGGCAGGTCGAAAAACGCATCCTGCGCAATACGTCGATTGGCTATCACGTTTACAAATATGAGGTGACTCGCGAGGAAGGCAAATTACCGATCTATCGCGCGGTTGACTGGGAACTGATGGAGATTTCATTAGTCGCGGTTCCGGCAGATGCCGGGGCCGGTTTTCGTGACGGGGGCAATGATGCCCCCGTTGAAGTGGTGGAACTGGCGCGCTGCGCCGATCTTGTTGATGGTACAAAGGAAGCAGATATGACCTTGAACGCGAGTGGGCGGCAGCAGCCGAACGGCGGAACCCAGACCACCCCACATGGGCAGGTCGAAACGGTTGATGTAGCAGCGGAACGAAGTGCCGCTATTACTGGCGAGCGCCAGCGCATTGCCGATATCCATGCAATCGCCAACCGGCACCGCCTTGATGCCGAATTTGTGACCCGCCATATTGAAGCAGGCAGTGCGATTGACGTGGTACGCGGTGCTGCGCTGGACGCGTTGGCCGACGTCGGGGATGATGGCGGTGTTGAAGTGCGTAATCATATTGCCCTGGGCGCGTCAAATGAGGACCCTGCGCAGGTGCGGTCTGCGCTGGTGGTTGCAATGGCGCATTCGATGGCGCCAAATTCCGTGAAGCTGGAAGGCATGGCGGAAAAGTATCGCGGCTATGGCCCGATGGGGATTGCAGAAGAAAGCCTTGCTTCGCGGGGCAATCCGGTTAAATCGCGTAACCGCGAAATGATTTCGCGGGCCGCGCTGCATTCAACCAGCGATTTTCCATATCTGATGGCCGATTCCGTCAATATGGTTTTGCGTAATGAATACCAGCTGGCCAACCCGTCCTATCGCCGGTTTGCCGCACGGAAAAACTTTGCTGATTTTCGCCCGCACAGCTTTTTGAGCGCGGGCGATTTTCCGGCGCTTGAAAAGGTGAACGAAAACGGTGAGGTGAAAGCCGGTACTTTCTCGGAAAGTAAGGAGACTATGCGCCTTGATACCTGGGCGCGGAAGATTGGATTTGGTCGCAATTTGCTGATCAACGACAATCTGGGGGCGATTGCCGGGATGCCTGGCAAAGTTGGTCGTCGGATCGCGGCGCAGGAAAACCAGATTGTTTTTGCAGTCCTGAATGCCAATTCTGGTGCCGGTATCGAGATGGCCGACGGTAAAGCGATTTTCCATGCTGATCATAAAAACAAGGCCACCACTGGCACGGTGATTGATGTGGCTAATCTTGGTAAGGCGCGCGCCGCCATGCGCAAGCAAAAAACAACTGATGGTTTGACACTTAACCTGATGGCTAAAATTCTTCTGGTCGGCCCCGACAAGGAGACCGAGGCGGAAAAAGTGATGACGTCGATTTTGGCGGCGACCACCGGCGAGGTGAACCCGTTTACCGGCAAACTTGAAGTTGTTGCCGACGCCGAAATTGATGGTAATCGCTGGTATACGCTTTGCGACCCCAATGCCGAGGAAGTCGTTGCTTATGGCTATTTGAACGGTGCGGAAGCACCGCAGGTCATGGTCAAGGACGGGTTTGATTATCTTGGTTTTGAAATGCGCGTTGTGCATGACTTTGCCGCTGGTGCGACCGGCACGTTTGGTGGGTATTACAACCCAGGTGCCTGATCTGGTTTGACGGGGTGAGGCGAAAATGGGATCGCAATGGCGGCCCCGTTTCGCTTTTTGTGAATTGCAAAACAGGAATGACGCAATGAAAAATTATATTCAGGCAGGTGAAAGCCTGCTTTTTGTTAATGCGACGGGCAGCGCGATTGAATCGGGCGCGGCGGTTGTGGTCGGCAACCAGATCGGTGTTGCTGCGGTTGATATTGCCGACGGTGAAAGTGGTACGGTGACAATGACAGGCGTTTTCAGTCTGCCTAAAACGGCAGGTGCTGCGATTGTCCAGGGTGATGCCGTGGCGTTTGATGTATCGGCATCGGCCTTTGTGCCGTCGTCTGCGGTTGCCGCAGAGGGGGATGTAACGGGTGCCTGCACCGCGTGGGAAGCCGCCGAAAGTGCCGCAACCAGCGTGGTGGTTAAGATCAATACCGGGGTGGGGACAGTAACCCCGGCCTGATAAAATAAACGGTTGGTGATGCGACGGCGGGCGGGGAAATCCCCCGCCCGTTTTTATGGGGGTGGGGATGTTTGATGGCGTTTTTGACGTGGTTTTTAATGACCCGTTTGTTTCATCATCGGCAGATTACCTGCCAAAGGACGGCGAAATTGTGCCGGGTGTGAGGGTGATTGTTTCGTCGCCTGATATCGATACGCAGGTAATGGGGTTTAATGCCATATCGGTCAGCATGATTGTTGAGGTGCGTGCCTGTGATGTGGCGCAGCCCCAGCGTGGTGACCGGTTTTTGATTGATGGTGTGACCTATACCGTCAACGAAAAACCGCGTGCAAGTGCGACGCGATCAGTCTGGCGTGTCGGGCTGGTGGAGCCATGAGGATTGGCGTTGACGTACCGCGCGATATTCGGCGTGTGGTAAAAGCCGCGTCTGATGACTTGGAAAAAGCTGTTACGCAGGGGATGCGGGAAACCGCACCCGAAGTTAAACAGTTTTTGCGGGCGCAGGTGCGCAATGCTGGAATGGGCAGCCGCCTTGCCAATAGCTGGCGCGACCAGGCTTACCCAAAACGCGGAAACAGCTTTGATGCTGCGGCGCTGGTGTGGACCAAAGCACCCAAAATTGTTAACGCCTTTGACAAGGGGGTTTTGATCCGCAGTGGCAGCGGATTTTATTTGGCGGTCCCGACCGAAAACGCCCCTAAGAAGGGGTTGGGGGGTAAGCGAATTAGCCCGTCAAATTTCCCCGAATACCGGTACGGGCCGTTGCGACTGGTGTATCGCCGCAATGGCCCGTCGTTGCTGGTGGTCGATGGTGTAGGTTTTACTAAGACCGGCAAGGTATCGCGACAGCGCAAAAACGGCGGGCGGCTTAAAAGCGGTGCCTATGGGCGCGGGGTTGCGACGGTGCCGATGTTTGTGCTGGTCCGGCAGGTAAAATTAAAAAAGCGGTTTGATGTGAAAGAGGCCGAAAGGTACGGAGCCCGTATTGCTGTACATAATATTATCAGGAATTTAAGGGTGCGGAATGGCAGAGAGTAAACGTGAAATCGCCTTGAAGGCCCTGTTTGCCGCGATATCCGGGATTACCGGGCCTGACATTAAACGTAATGAGCCTGAGGCAGATGATATCCCGGCGGGGGGGCTGGTAAACCTTGGCGATGGTAGCATGGCATCCGAGCCAATTTTGTCGCCGTTGCGCTACGAGATTGCACATACGGCTGAAATTATGGTGTTGGTGCAGGGGGCTGACACCGTGGCACGAGACGCGACGTTTGATGCCATCCTGGTGGCGCTGGCAGCGGCGGTTGATGCTGACCCGACCTTGGGCGGGGTGGTTGATTTTGCGGCCTGTGGTGAACCGGAAATCGTCGATGAACCGATTGAAGGGGCGGCGACAATCAAGGCCGGTACCGTGCCGGTAATTATGGATTACATTGCGCCAACGGCGCTGGGCTGATTTTGATTTAACAGGAGTATTTGCAATGGCAAAGCAGCGTGCCCTTGGCGCGGACGCTACCCTTTTGTGTGCGTTTGAAACGGTATATGGCACCGCCCCGGATGGGGCCGGTGGTGGTGTTTATTCGAAACTGTCTTTTAAATCGACCGCCGTTGGGGCCGCGCAGCCCCTTGGCTATGATGCCCTTTTAGGGCAGGGGCGCAATGCCCAAGACCCGCACTATGAACCGGTAACGGTCAATGGCGATATCGTGGTGCCGGTGGATTTGCGGGCGTTTGGTTTCTGGCTTAAAGGGATGTTTGGTGCCCCGGTAACCACCGACAATGCCGATGGCACCTATAGCCACGTTTTCACATCGGGCGGCGTTTTACCCAGCCTGTCGGTTGAAACGGGGTTTCCGGCGCTTTCGGCCCCGGTATTTAACATGGTATCTGGTTTAAAACTGGGCGGTTTTCAGATCGATATGTCGCGCTCGGGGCCGGTGAATGCGACCCTGAATAATAATATTGCACAGGGCGAAACGGCAGCAGCCACGAGCGAAGACGCCGCCCCGGCTGTGTATGTTTTACAACGGTTTTCGCAAGGGTCGGGCTCTATCAAACTGGGCGGGGCGCAACTGGCATCGGTGACGGCGGGCAGTATCAGCTTTTCCAATAACCTGGAAGCGGTTGAAACCATTCGGTCCGATAATAAGATTGACGGGGTTGACGAGGGTGAGGCTACAGCGCAAGGATCTGTTACTTTGCGTTATGCCTCTGATGCAACGGTGCGTGATGCTGTGGCGGCGCAAACGCCAGTAGCGATGGAATTTGGCTGGTCCATTCCGGGCAGCGAAGGCTATGCCCTGAAGCTAAATTTGCCACGGGTATTTTTGCCTAAGCCAAAGCAGTCCATTGACGGACCCGGTGGCATTTCGGCGCAATATGACTGGCGGGCGGCCCTTGACCCTGATGATGATTATATGTTGCGGGCAACACTGGTAAATGATGTGGCAAGCTATTGATTTTATGGCCGCTGTTTATGTGCAGCGGC